AAAAAAAAAAAAAAGAAAAAAAAAAAAAAAAAAAAAAAGAAAAAAAAAAAAAAAAAAAAAAAAAAAAAAAAAAACCAAATAAAATAAATTAAAAAAAAAAAAAAAATAGTATAAAAAAAAAAGTATCATTTGTCGAAGATAATGAATATTCATCTGATAGTGATTCAGATATAGGGACTGATATAGATTTTGAAGAATTTAAAGAATCTTTAAATTTATAAATAATTTTTATAATCAAATGATGTAATACAACATTTATCAGTATCATATTCTAATTTTATTTTTTTATTTAATATAATATTTTTTGAAAGATTATAAAATAAATTATTAAAAGTATTAAGTGTAATTGTTTTTGACTCCAATTCTATTTTTAAAAATTCTTCAATTTTTTTTGTTTTAAGTTTAGATTCAAGTTTATTCCATGGTCTAGAATAAATATTAATAACTTTACTATCCATAAAATTTTCAAGTCTTTTAACATTATTTACAAGTATATTTTCTATAGTATTTTTTTCAATAATTGATGATTTAGAATTAATTGATTTTAGTTCATTTTGAATATCATTTAAACTCATTTATTAAATACTACTTAATTTATTCTTATGTTATTTTATATATAACCTATTAAATAATAATATAGGTCTATTAATTTTAATTTATATATATTATTAATTAAATATTCATTTAAATATGTATTGGTATTATTGGTATTATAATTATATATATCATTATAAATAGATATAGATTGTGGTTTAAATAAATCTAAATATTGTTTTATATTAAAATTTGGTATATTAGTAGTAAAATCAATAATAACAATAAATAAATTATTTTTATAAATATTTATAATGTGTAATATATTTTGTTTTTTAATGTTAAATTCTTTAGATATTGATTCTAAATTAATTTTTTTATATTTTGTTGGAATTATAAATGAATGATTTGGTTTATAAAAAAGATTAGTTTTATTCAAATTTAATAATCTTTTATTATTAATTTTACAATTTGAACTGACAAAAATAATATTATTATTATTATTATTATTAGTTGTAATAATTCTATTTTTCCTTTTTATTTTCATATTTAAATCTTATTAATAATTAATGATAGTAATATTTTTTTTAGTATTAATATTAATAATATTGTTTTTATATTTAAAAATACAAAATGAATATTTTAATTCGGTACCTGTAGATACAATAGATTCAGTATCTAAATATGAATGTAATCTAATTATAGATACTATATTAGATGATGTTAATAAAAAATATAATAAAAATTTAATAAGAGGAAATTTAGATAGAGTTGAGAAAAATTTTGATAATAACAAATTAAATTACAAGATAAATATATTTATTTATAATAAAGACAAAGATACAAATAAAAAAGTGTTATTTAATGTTGATTATAATAATAAACATATTATACTTAATAGTATAAAAAATGGTAATTCTAGAGAAATATTAAATATAGAAAGAGATGCTATTCCTTCACGCGGATCAATTTTATTTAAACCTCGTGTAAATATGGATAATGTAAATAAAAATAATGAATTAAAAAATAATTTTACTCATATTTCATTTAAAGAATGTCCATATAAAATGGTAAATAGAACAAAACATATATTAGATAAAGAATCCCAAAAATATGATAACAAAAGAGATGTGTTTAATTATGATTATAGAATACCAATGTGGGATTCATTTGGAATTCCACTTGAATCCGAAGATGAAAAAGTTATAAGAAATACACCTAAATTTATTATTAGTAATTTTATAGCTAAAAATGATTTATATCATTGGCTTTTTGATCCAGCTCAGGATTCAGCTAGTAGACCTATAGGAACTTAATTATACTTTATAAATAACATTAAATATTTGTTTAATATGATTTTTACTATTTGGATAATTATTATTAATACGTGTAAATGTTGTATTAATTAGATCATTTTTAGAATTTGGTTTATTATATTTATAACACATATTTGTGAATAAATCATAATTTTTTTCACGTTGCGCTAATAAACTTAATATTTGATTATCTATTTCATTAATAGAATGTATTATTTCTTCAAATAGTTCATTTTGTAATTCAATAAAATTAGGTTCTTCTTCTTCTATTATTTCCATTTATTAATTTAATAAAATGATTTTTTTATATTCAATTTTGTTTAAAGTATATCATAAAATTGATTTAAATATAAAGATACCTTATGTTTAATTAATTAATTAATTAAATGAATGAAGATTTATTCAATATAATAAATGATATATTTATTAATAATGAATTAGAAGGTTGTGATTTGTATGATAATACTATTTATGAAGAGATAAAAATAATGATTTTAGTAATTTATACACAAATTAATTCATTGAATACTAGTGATGATGTAATGATTGTTGAAAAAGAGATTGATAAATTATTATATCAAAGGCAACATATGGTAAAAGATCCTATTTATAATGAATCTGATTTATTATATTTTGAAGCTAAAATAAAATATTTGGAAAAAATTCCCCAACCAGAACAACGTAGTAAAGAATGGTATATTTTTAGAAATAATAGATTAACAGCGAGTGATTTTTATAGTGTTATAGATAATGGATCAAAAGCACGTAGAAATGAATTGATTATGAAAAAATGCGGTGAAGAAATGCCATTTTTAACTAATCCTGCTATATTACATGGTGTAAAGTTTGAAGATATGGCTGTTAAAATATACGAGAAACAAAATAAAGTTAAAGTGAATGAATTTGGCTGTTTACCACATCCAATTATTCCTTTTTTTGGCGCTTCACCAGATGGTATAGTGAGTTATGAAAGTGAAAATAAAAATTATGTAGGAAGAATGTTAGAAATTAAATGTCCTAAATCTAGAAAAATTACAGGTATAATACCAGATGGATATTTTGCTCAAATTCAAGGACAATTGGAAGTATGTGATTTAGAATATTGTGATTATTTGGAATGTGATTTTCAAATGTATTCTTCCAAAGAAGATTTTTTTAAGGATGATATTAGAGAGAAAGGAGCTATTGTTGAATTGTATGATACCAAATTAAAGAAAACATTATATAATTATGCTACTGATGACCATATTAAATCATATGATTTATTTAAACATTGGGAAGATTCATTAGTATCTAAAATATATGATAATGATGATTTAGAGTATTTGACTACTGTTTATTGGTATTTAAATAAATTAAATGTAGTATTGGTTAAAAGAGATAGAGATTATTTTACTAAAAATTATATAAATATAAAAAATTTTTGGGACGAGGTATTAAAATATAGAGAAATTGGAATAGATTCATTAAGATCACTAAAAAAATCTAAATATAAACCATATAAAGAGAAAGAATTAAATTTTATTGATTAATAAAGATAATCATATACAATACTTGGTGTGTCTAGTAAATATATATGATTAATATTCATTTCTTTTGCTAATAATGTTGTAAGATGATGATATAATTCTCTAAGCGCTATAGTATCACTCATAGCGCGATGTGTACCAGGATTAATATTGAAATATTTAGTAATATTTTTTAATGAATGACTTTTAATATTTGGTAAAAGTTTTTTACATAAATTTAATGAATCAATAAAATAAATATGTTCATATTCTAAGTTTTTATTTTCAGATATATTGTATTTTTTAATAGCTTCTAATAAGAATAATTTATCAAAACTATCACAATTATGTGCGATTAAATAAATATTTTTAGATTTCATATCATAATTAATAAAATTCATAATATTTAAAATGTGATTATTAATATCTGTTTTTTCTTCTAATTCATCTGGATGAATTCCAGTAATATCTGTAATTTTTTTTTCAAATTTTTTCATAGGATTAACTAAATCTGTTATAAATGTATTATGTTTATAGGATTCTTCATCATTTAAATCATATGTTTCATTTTCTTCTTGGATAAATGAATATTCAATTATTTTATCATGATATGGATTTAAACCAGTAGTTTCAAAGTCGAAATAAATTAAATCGTTATAATCATTCGGATTTTTATTTTCTGGAAAAAAGTATTTAATAATATATGCGAATGGCCATAAAAATGTATACATGTTTACTTAATAATATATATTTTTATTTAAATCAATTTTAAATAAAAAAATAAATTAAAATATTTTTTAAATGTATCTAAACAAATGGTTGATAGTATAAATAATACAATGGAATTAGATTATGTCACAAAAAGAGATGGATCAAAAGAAGAGATACAGTTTGATAAAATCTTAACACGTATTAAAAAATTATCTAAAACTCTCACTATAAATCCATCTAAAGTGACACAAAAAGTATGTTCTCAAATTTATCCTAATATTCATACATCAGAAATTGACGAGTTAGGTGGACAAATATGTGCGTCTTTATCAACAGAACATCCTGATTATGGTTGTTTAGCGTCTAATATAGTTATATCGAATCATCATAAAAATACATCTCCATCATTTACAGAATGTATTAAAGCATTATATGAAGAAGATTTAATTAGTAAAAAGATTTATAGTATTGTAAAAACTTATAGAGCTAAATTAAACGATGTAATAGATTGTAATCGTGATTTTGATTTAGATTATTTTGGATTTAAAACATTAGAAAAGAGTTATTTAATGAAGATTAATGGGGAGGTTGTAGAACGTCCACAATATATGTTTATGCGTGTGTCATTAGGAATTCATTTAAATGATATTAAAGAAGCTATAGAAACATATAATTATATGTCTAACAAATATTTTACACACGCTACGCCTACATTATTTAATTCAGGGACACCTAGACCACAATTATCATCATGTTTTTTATTATCAATGAAAGATGATAGTATAGAAGGTATATTTTCTACATTAAAGGATTGTGCTTTAATATCTAAATGGGCTGGTGGTATAGGATTACATGTTCATAATGTAAGGGCAAAAAATAGTAAAATTCGTGGTACAAATGGTATATCTAATGGTTTAGTTCCGATGTTGCGTGTTTTTAATAATACGGCTCGCTATGTTGATCAGGGAGGTGGGAAGCGTAATGGTTCATTTGCTATATATATAGAACCATGGCATAAAGATATTTTTGATTGGTTACTTCTTAGAAAAAATCATGGAAGTGAAGAAGAACGCGCTAGAGATTTATTTTATGCTATATGGATGCCTGATTTATTTATGGAAAGAGTAAAAGAAAATGGATCATGGACTTTATTTTGTCCTAATGAAGCTCCAGGATTAGCTGATTGTTATGGTGATGACTTTAAAACCCTTTATTTAAAATATGAATCAGATAAACACTATAATGGTGAAACTATTGACGCTAGAAAATTATGGTTTGCTATTTTAGAATCACAAATTGAAACAGGTACACCTTATATTTGTTATAAAGATGCTGCTAATAAAAAATCAAATCAACAAAACTTAGGTACTATTAAATCTAGTAATTTATGTACTGAAATAATACAATATTCGTCTCCTAAAGAATATGCTGTATGTAATTTAGCGTCAATAGGTTTATCTAAGTTTGTTAACACTAATACAAATGATTTTGATTATGATATGTTATATAAGGTAACTAAAATTATAACTAAAAATTTAAATAAGGTAATTGATGTTAATTATTATCCTATTCCAGAATGTGAGTTATCAAATAAATTACATCGTCCTATGGGTATTGGTGTTCAAGGATTAGCAGATGTATTTGCTTTAATGAAAATAGGATTTGATAGTGAATCAGCTAAACAAATTAATGAGAATATATTTGAAACTATTTATTATGCGGCTGTAGAAACATCATTAGAAATAAGCATTAAACGAGAGATCAAAATTAAAGAAATAAAAGTTTTGATGGATAAAATAGAAAATGTTAGTGAATCTACTGAATTATTAGAGATGAAAAAAGATTTATCGACATTGAAAAAGATTTATAAACCTATTAAAGAAGAACTAAATAGAGATAATTATTTAGGAAGTTATTCCAGTTTTGAAGGCAGTCCAATGAGTAAAGGATTATTTCAATTTGATTTATGGGGTGGAAAAGGTAGTGATCGTTATGATTGGGATATGTTGAAAAATAAAGTTAAAAAGCATGGTGTGAGAAATAGTTTATTACTAGCGCCGATGCCTACAGCATCTACATCACAAATTTTAGGAAACAATGAATGTATAGAACCATTTACTTCAAATATATATTTACGTAGAACATTAGCTGGTGAATTTGTGGTGATAAATAAATATTTAATAAAAGATTTAATTGATTTGAATTTATGGAATGAAGATATTAAAAATATGATTATTAAAAATAATGGAAGTGTCAAAGATATAGATGAAATACCTGATAATATTAAAAATGTATATAAAACTGTTTGGGAGATAGGAAATAAAACTTTAATAAATATGGCGGCAGATAGAGGAAAATATATTTGTCAATCACAAAGTTTAAATTTATTTGTTGAAAAACCAGATTTTAATAAATTATCTAGTATGCATTTTTATTCTTGGTCAAAAGGATTAAAAACTGGTATTTATTATTTACGAACAAAACCTATTGCACAAGCACAACAATTTACTATTGAACCTGAAAAAAAACAAACAAAATTTGTATGTAAAAAAGATGATCCAGATTGTTTAATGTGTGGTTCATAAATAAAATATATTATTATTATAAATGCCATTAAAATTAAAAATACCAAAGAAGAAATATAGTCCAAAGAAGAAATATACTCCAAAGAAGAAATATAGT